ATATTATATTATTAAATATGTGAAATATGATATAAGGCTGAAGTATTGTCTTTCAGAAGTGAAAGATCCTTCTTCGATGGAATACTATCAAATAGTTCTTGACAAACTAAGACTTCTGTGATATAATATTTACATAAGCGTTGTAATTTATCTATTCTTCTCTCTAAGGACTTCTATTGGACTTAACTAAGCTACACTCTCACATGAAAGATGACATGGGTCGTTACAGAACCCAGAGTCTCTTCTGGGAGCTACGCCACGATGATGACAATAGATACCCTCCGATCTTTTCGTTAAAGAGTTATGACCTTGTAAAACCTGAGGGGACTTATCCTTCTCTAAAACAGATTTACATGGCATACGATCACATACCAAACTTCGAATACGAGTTTGCTCTAGATGTTTTCAATTCTTGGGATCACTGGACTAAGTTAGCTAATGATACCATTCCTGCAATCAAAGATGAAATCAAAACTTGGAGAGAAGAACTTGATATCAAGATTAAGGCTAAGACACTCAAGGCTATGATCATAGCTTCAATGGACAATGATGCCAAAGGAGTGAATGCTGCAAAGTACCTCGCTGAGAAAGGCTACCTTCCTAAACGTGGTCGTCCTTCTAAAGAAGAAGTGGAACGTGAACGTAAGGTTCAAGCGGGGGTCAATAGAGAACTTGAGTCTGATATGGAACGTATTGGTTTAAAGATTGTCAATGGAGGTAAAGAGTAATCATGATGAATTTTCCAGATCAAGATACCTTTCGTGCTTATTGCATTACCAAAGGCTATCCTACTCAGTACAATGATGGTTTGAAGAAAGCACTGGAAACAGATCTATCTGTCACAGGTTTCTCTTTACCTGATCTTATGAGATTGTACTACACCACTAACGGTGCTGATTACCTCTACCCATAATATGCCATTTACAACTAACGGTAAAAGAGATTACAAAAAAGAGTTGGCTTGGGAGAAATCATCTAAACCAAGTCGAGTTAAAGATAGGGCAAAGCGTAACGCTGCTCGTAAGATATCAGGTCTCAAAGTAGGAGACAGTCGTCAAGTAGATCACAAGAAACCACTGGTTCAAGGTGGTAGTAATTCAAGAAGCAACCTTCGTGTTGTTTCAGCTAAAACAAATTTAACAAAAGAAGCACTTCGTAAGAAGAGGGGATATTAACTAAATGGCAAAGATTACCATCAGTGATATTGCATCAGGTTATGCAAGTACCACACAACTAAATAATGCGTTCAATGCTCTTGAAGCAGAATTAAATAACAAAGTTTTATATCGAGACGTTCCAAGCGGTGAACCAAACCAAATGGAACAAGATCTTGATATGAACGGTAACAATATAATCAACGTAGGTGATGTCGAAGTAGATGGTGTTAATATTATCACAACGATGCAAACTATCTACGATGAGTATGAGGCACTAACAAATCGAGTCACAATCAGTACAAGTTCTCCTTCAGGTGGTACGAATGGAGATATTTGGTTTAAAGTAAGCGTTTAATTAAGGGAGAAATACATGGCAGCATTATCAGATTACGCAGAGAAGTTATTGCTAGATTTTGCAATGACTACAGGCTCTGCAACACGACCAACAGCATGGTACGTTGCATTATACACTGCAGCTCCATCTGATTCAGGTGGTGGTACAGAAGTATCAGGTTCAGGTTATTCACGTCAAGCAGTGACATTCGGTGCAGCATCAAGCCCAGGTGGTACAACTTCAAACACAGGTGCAGTTACATTCACAGCATCTGGTGGTTCTTGGGGTACAGTATCTCACATTGGTATTTTTGATAACTCATCTGGTGGTAACTTACTATGGCATGGTGCTATGACAGCATCTAAGTCTGTAGCTGACGGCGATACACTAGAATTCTCAATCGGCAATATTGATCTAACTCTAGCTTAATCATGGCTGATGGCTTTCGTGTTCTCGAAAATGGGGACTATAGGATCACGGAAGCAGATGTGTTCCGAATCACTGAGAAGTTCTCTGAACAATTCAGTGATCTAAGTGCAACTGGAAGTTTAAGTGCACTTCAAAGTTTAAAGCAAGTAGGGTTTTTTGATAATGGTGGTGAAGGATACTGTGCATCAGTAGCTACCTTAACAAGATATGGTGCAAGTGCCTTAACAGGTACAGGTACGTTAGATGATGTAGGTAATCTACAAGCAAAAGGATTCTCTAACTTAACAGGTCAAGGATCTTTAGATTCACAAGCTCGTGTAGTTAAATATGTATTTGCAGATTTAAGTTCTACAGGTAGTGCTTCATTTGATGGACATACTACTTATAGAACAACAGTAGATTTATCTGCAACTGCTTCAGAAGCGTTCTTTAGTATTGGTAAATTTATTGGACATGTCCATAATTTTACTGGTGTAGCTACAATTACTGAAGACTCTAGACTCGTTGCTTATAGAAATTCAGATCTACAAGCTACAGGTACCATGTCAGTTGTTCCTAAGTTGACATTAAACGGAGCTACAAGTTTAACAGGTACAGGTAGTATAAGTTCTATTGGATTTAGAATTAAGTTTGGTGAATCAGCTCTTAGTGGAGCTGGTAGTATAGCAGCAGATGGTGATAGTAAGATTGGTGGATCTACAAGTTTAAGTGCTACAGGATCTATCACTCCTGAAGGAACGTTAGTACCATTCACTTCAACAATGTATGTCAAAGTCAGTGGAGCATGGAAGACATCTACTCCCTATGTCAAACATGCTGGTACTTGGAAGATACCAGAATACATTTATAAAAAAGTAAGTGGTACTTGGACGAGGGTTTACTAGATGCCTTTAATTCAATACGGACAAGTTGAATCAGGAATAGCTACAGATGTAATTCGTATTACTGAAGCAGATGATACGAGAATTACAGAAGCTGGCGATACTAGAATTACAAATGATGTTATTGTAAATAATGTTAATAGTTATTTAAACGCAATACCAACATTAACTACATTCTATCAGAACATGTATTACAATGTTGGAGGTTCGTGGAAAGTATCAACACCTTATGTTAAACATAATGGAACGTGGAAACTACCAGATCAGATTTATATTAAACAAAGTGGAAATTGGAAAAGGGTTTATTAAATGGCAAATGTAAAAATATCAGGATTAACCGCAGCGGGTTCCGTTGCAGGTGCCAATGAATTTGAAATAAACGAAGCGGGTACAAGTAAAAAGGTTACTGGTACTCAGATTGCTACATTTGTATTTAGTGGCAACGAAATTACAATGCCAGGTACAGGTTCTCTAACTCTTCCAAAGGGTAATGACGGAGCTCGTCCAGGAACACCAACTGCAGGTATGATTCGTTACAATACCACATCAGGTGGTTTTGAAGGTTATACAACAGCTTGGGGTTCAATTGGTGGTGGTGCCTCTGCTGGTGGTGTCATATATGAAAATTCAAATAGCATCTCATCCAATTATACATTAAGTACAGCTAAAAATGGTTTTAGTGTAGGTCCAATCACAGTCGCTTCTGGCGTAACAGTTACAGTTCCTAGCGGTCAACGCTGGGTCGTATTATAGGAGAAATAAATGGCTTCAATAGATGCTTCAACGAGTGGTGCTGGTGGAATAATAACCACTGCTGATAACACTGGGACTTTAAACCTACAATCTGGTGGCACAACAATTGCTACAATTAATAGCACTGGATTATCTATGGCTAGTGGTAAATTATTAGCTCCAACTGGTCCAGCATTTAGTGCAAGAAACAATGCAACTCAAACATTAAACAATAATACATATTATAAAGTTGCTTTTCAAGTTGAAGAATTTGACACTAATAGCAATTTTGATAATACTACTAACTATAGATTTACACCTACAATAGCTGGATATTATCAAATAAATACTCAAGTAAAAATAGAAAACAATAGCGCTGCTGGAACTATGCTATGCACAATTTATAAAAATGGTTCAGATTATAAAGAAGCTCAAGCAACTATAAGGTCTGGATCAAATACATCTGCTGGTAATAGTTCTCTTGTTTATTTTAATGGCTCTACAGATTACATAGAAGTTTATGTATTGCAAAATACTGGGGCAACAGCCACTCTTATAACAAATAGCAATTTAGCAACTTGGTTTAATGGTGCTTTAGTGAGGGCTGCATAATGACATTATACGATAAAATTAAATCAATATATCCACAACTTACAGACAATGACTTTATGACTGTTATAAGATTACAAAACGACTCTGATGGTCGTGGAGATTACATAGCTAAATGGGAACACCCTACACTAGCTAAACCAACACAGGAGCAATTAGCATGAGTTCAGTCTACTGGATACATCATCCAGAGCATACTGATATGTTCTCACAAGGATATATAGGTGTGTCAAAAGATTTGAAAAGACGTTTTAGAAATCATGCTAAACGTAGTGATAATCCACATCTTAAAAATGCTATTAATAAATATGGATGGGATAATCTAGTAAAACAAATTATACTTGTAGCAGATGATGCTTATTGTTTTATGATAGAAAAAGCATTAAGAAGCACAGATAATATTGGTTGGAACATTGTTAAAGGCGGTGGCAATCCACCAATTAGTAGATGGAATAAAGGCATACCAGCATTGCCTCATGTTATTGAAGCTGTAATAAAAGCTAATACAGGAAGAATTCATACTAAAGAAGAAAAAGAAAAAAGAATTAAAGGTTTGATTGGCAGACCAATGTCTGCTAAAAACAAAGAAGCATTAAGAATAGCAAATATGAATCGTATACCAACAATGAAGGGAAAGCATTTTCCTACAGTTACTTGCCCTCATTGCAATAAAGTTGGAGGAATTATCCCTATGAAAAGATGGCACATGAATAATTGCAAATTGAAGGAGCATCAAATTGTCTAGTATACTTATAGCTGGTAACACCAGCGGATCAGTAACACTATCAGCACCAGATGTAGCTGGCACTACTACACTTACGTTACCATCCACTAGTGGTACAGTTTTAACAAACTCAAGTACTATTAGTTCATCATCATTACCAGCTGGTTCTATTGTTCAAGTAATTCAATCTACAAAAACGGATGCCACTACAGTTACAAGCACGTCTTATGTCGATATTACAGGATTATCTGTGTCTATTACTCCATCTTCCACTTCTAGTAAAATTTTAATTATGTATTCAGTTGATGCGGGAACAAATGGAGATATTTGTCATGGCTACGGAACATTAGTAAGAAACTCTACCGAAATATTTAAAGCGGACGCTGCTGGAATTAGAAGATGTTCTACATTTATTGTAAATACAAATGGACAAGGGCAATATACATTTAGTGGTTCTTACCTTGATTCTCCATCAACAACTTCTGCCACTACATATAAAATTCAAGTTTTAAGTTCTAATGGAACTGCTATAGCTATCAATAGATCTGGTAGAGATGATAATAACCTAGGATACGATGGAAGAGCAGTATCATCAATAACAGTTATGGAGATTAAAGGATAATGAATCATAAAGCTATATATAAACTATATCCACAAGTAGTTATCATAAATGAAGGCACTGGTGCATTTGATTCCAATGGTAACAAAGTAGAAATAAATTTAGATTTAGTTAATGCTTGGGTTGATCCAGAACAATACAAATATGATAGAGCTAGAGCATATCCATCTATCGTAGACCAACTAGATACTCTCTATCATGGTGGCTATGACGCATGGAAAACATCTATTGATGTAGTTAAAAATAAGTTTCCTAAAGGAGTAGCATAATGTCAATGATTTTAGATGGCTCAAACGGAGTCACGTTTAACGACTCATCTCTACAAGGAGCTGCAGCGTCACCTTATGTGCTAAAGAACCGTATTATCAATGGTGACATGAGGATTGACCAGAGAAATGCTGGTGCTAGTGTTACCCCTACAAGTGATGGTACTTATGTATTGGATAGATGGGAATGTGCTTTAAGTCAAGCGTCAAAATATTCAGTTCAGCAACAAACATCTGTAGTTCCTACAGGATATACTTATGCAACAAAAATAACATCATTATCCTCTTATTCATTAAGTGCTTCAGATTATTTTATTTATACCCAAAAAATAGAAGGTTTTAATATAGCTGACCTTGCATGGGGGACAGCTAATGCAAAAACAGTAACATTATCATTTCAAGTATATTCTTCACTAACTGGTACATTTGGTGGTGCTATTCATAATAGTGCTGCAAATAGAAGTTATCCATTTAGTTATACAATTAGCTCTGCAAATACTTGGACTACAATTTCTATTACCATTCCTGGAGATACATCTGGAACTTGGCTAACAACTAATGGTATTGGTATGTGGGTTCGTTTTGGATTAGGAGTTGGCTCTACTTACAGTGCAACTGCTGGTTCTTGGTCTTCAAACTTATATGTATCAGCCACAGGAGCAACATCCGTAGTAGGCACTAACGGAGCTACATGGTACATCACTGGTGTCCAACTAGAAATAGGCACATCAGCAACACCATTTGAACGCAGACTTTATAATCAGGAATTGGCTAATTGTCAGAGGTATTTTTGTTTGCTTGCTGGTGGAGGAGCTTGTGGAGTAGCAGAACTTTCTAATAGGGTTTCTTTAACTTATCAATATCCAGTTCCAATGAGAGCATCACCAACAGGAACACTTGATGCTACTAAAGGAACACTTAATCAACCTCAAGGCGGTCCAAATGTTGTGACCACTATGAATAATTTCTTTTTTGGAACAGCAACATCAGAAACTGGTGGATGGATAGTTCTAGATACAAGCACGTCTCCATTTACTGCTGGCCGTGTAATTATAAATGCAGGAACAACTGGAATGATTAAATTTTCTGCGGAGCTATAGAAATGTATAAAAAATATCAAGAATATAATGGAGTAGAATTAAATTGCATTTTAAGATTATTAGACAACGCTTGCATCCCATTTGACCCAGATAACATGGATTTTGTAGAGTATCAAAAGTGGTTGTCGGAAGGAAATGTTCCTATTCCAGCTGACAAACCTAGTGCTTAATCAACACTATTTAAACCGCTATAACAAGTTTATAGCAGTATTAAAAGGTCAAGTTATAGCTGGATATTATGAACTTCATCACATCATACCTAAAAGTAGTGGTGGTTCTAATGATAAAAGTAATCTAGTAGCATTAACTGCTAGGCAACATTACATAGCTCATTGGATGTTGTGGAAGGCTTATGGTGAGAACATGACTAGAGCTTTCTTTATGATGAGTAGTGTTGGTAGATACGAAAGAGTATCTTCTAAAACTTACGATAAGGCTAGAAAAGATTATTCTCAACAAGTAAAGATACAAATGGCTAATAAGCCTAATGTTCCTAAATTTACTCCAGAGCATCGTGAGAAGTTAAGGCAAGCTAAACTTGGTAGAAAACTATCAGAAGAAACTAAAGAAAAAATAAGACTAAAATCATTAGGTCGTAAATTAACGGAAGAAACTAAAATGAAAATTAGTATGATTAAAAAACAAAACAACACACCTTTACCAGCAGAGGAATAACATGGTTAAACATGACGTAGAATCAAAGCTAAATACGCACGAAGAGATCTGTGCATTACGTTATGAACAGATCAATGCTAGATTAAAACGACTAGAGCAGATATTACTTGGTACTGCAGGTTTTGTAATTGTGTTTCTATTAACTCACAGGTTTATGTAAAAAGAATGAAAACATTCTCTAAAGTATTTAGTTGGACAGTTATAGTTTTATTAGTACTCTGGTTTGTAGATCATGCTCATGCAGATACTACCACAATTAATCAAAAAGGTATGCCAGTACCGTCAGCTATGGCACCAAGTATCTCTGGTTTCTCTAACGATATGTGTCGTTCAGGTGTAAGTGGTGGTGCTAATACAGGTGTACTATCTATCAGTGGTGGTATGACTATTGTAGATGAGAACTGTGAACGTATTAAGATATTCAATGCGTTTAATACTGGAGGTTTAAAAGTAACAGGTGTAAGTGTCCTTTGTCAAGACATCCGAGGCTGGAACGCTATGGAAATGTCAGGTAGTCCTTGCCCTTATGCAGGAATGATGGGTCATGCAGCTAGAAAAGCATGGTTTAAACGATATCCAGAAAGGTTTAAAGCACTCTATGGTGAGGATTTCAATCTTCCTGAGCTTCCTACTGTCTCTGACAGCAAGTAATGCGTATGCCTGGTATTGTTCTTTTTCGTCAACTCCAGAAGGGTGGTATCAAGATGGGTCAATGTTTTGTGAAGGTATTACAGTTCCTGATGTTATGCAAAACCATTATTGTACGTGGTATAGACCTAACGATCCGTATTGTTCGATGTATTTACAACCGAGTTGCACCGATAGTATTGAAACTAGGACACTTGCTTGTCCGTTACCTCATTATAGCGGTGGGATTAATCAAAGCAGGAATTATAGTTGCTCTACACAAAGCTGGTCAGATTGGACAACGGCTAGTGACAATTGCACGCAAGATCCGCCAACCTGTTTCGAAGCAAGAGAATACAGAACTTTAACATGCGAAGCTGGATATATTGGATCAATTCAAGAGTCGAGAAGCTCAATATGCTCAGATCCTTATTCAACTCCCATATTTGGTCCTTGGACTGTGGTTTTAAACGAGTGTGCGAAATCTATCACAAATCCCACGAATGTGGAATCACCTGTAAGTCCGATAAGTCCGTTGAATCCAATGAGTCCTTTGTCGCAAGTCACAACTGCTCCGTTAATCCAACCAGAACCTGTAATTGCACAGGAACTGACTGCGTTGCAAACGACGGTGGAGACTCCAGCTACTTCGGTAACAACCGTACAAGTAAAAGATACTACGACGACATCGGCTACAGAGGCTAGAATACCTGCAAATACAACAGCAGGATCAGCAAAAGTAGAAATAAAGACTCCTGATGTACCAAAAGGTAAAGATTTAGTACCAGGATTTGGATTAGTTATGAGTTTGAATTTAATTAATCAATCTTATAACATGCAACAACAACAAATAGAAGAAATATTTAAACTAGAACAGGAACAAGAATATGGACGAACTCAAGAGTTTACTCTCACGCTTCTCACCGAAACAACTATTGGTGATAGGTTCGATTCTCTTAACCGCAATAGGTGGACCAGTCTACTACGGAATAACCCTCTTCAACGACTTACAGAGTACGATTGATGAAGTAAAGAAAATGAGTAATGTAGAAACACGCATTACTGTATTAGAAGATAGATCTAAATCCACTGAGAGACAACTTGTAGACGTAATGATGTCTAACAATCGTGCTCTAGAGAAAGCTAACGAAGCTTATGGTAAGGCTATTGAAGCTAATGCTATGGCTAGATCTTCACAAGACAAGATTGCTGATACAGTAACTAATGTCAAAGAAGACATGAAGGCTCTTAAAAAAGCAGTTATTAACCCACTAGGAAACTAACATGTTATCAATATTATCTGGTATACTAGGATTTGCTACTTCAGGATTACCTTCTTTGCTTGGATTCTTCCAACAAAAAGGAGATCAAAAACATGAGCGTGAAATGGCTCAATTACAAAATGCCCAAGCTTTGCTTATGGCAGAAAAAGGTTTTGTAGCTCAAGAAAAGATTGCAGCTATTGAATTAGAAGGCACTTATGCTGAGACTTATGCTCAAGAACGTGAAGCTTTATATACTCACGATGCTAAGTTAGTAGAAAGTGCAAGTCCTACAGTTAAGAACTGGAACGCTATGGTTAGACCTGTAGTAGCGTTTATCTTTGTAGGTGAACTTGTTATTATTAACCTTATCTCATTAGGTTGGGCTATGTGGTCTGGTGTAGATTTTGTTGTAGCTTCTCAAGAAGTATTTGGTTCTGAAGAAATGGCTATTACTGCAAGTATTATTGGCTTTTACTTTGGTTCTCGCACTTGGGAAAAGAAACGTGAAAGTATCTAAAGAGGCAATTAAGTTAATCCGACATCATGAAGGTGTTCGTAATAAGCCTTATAAGTGTCCTGCTGGTTTATGGACTGTCGGTGTGGGTCATCTTATTGGAGATGGTAAGTCTCTTCCAGAAGCATGGAATAAAACATTTACAAACGAGGAAATAGATGGAATTCTTAAACACGACCTCAATCGTTTCGAGTTGGGAGTATCTAAGATGTTACCTAACGTGCCTCTTAGACAACACGAATTCGATAGCATTGTTTCTTTTTGCTTCAATCTGGGTCTTGGATGCTTTCAGCGTTCAACCATCCGTCAAGCGTTGCTACGTGGCGATAAAGAAGCGGCTATGGAATCGCTAGTTAAGTATTGTAGAGCTGGTGGTAAGGTACTAAAAGGTTTACAGAAGAGAAGATTAGATGAACGTAAGTTATTTGAAGGAACTGTATAATGCAAAAAACTAAAGCACAAAAAAAGATATCTAAAGTGATGAAAGAGTTTAAACGTGGTGAACTTAACGTAGGTAAATCACCTAAGAAAGTTAAATCACAAAAACAAGCAATAGCAATTGCACTAAGTCAAGCAGGTATTTCTAAAAGGAGAAAATAATGGCTATGATCAAAGAGTATGGTGGTAAAGAGAAATATAAATCTATGAAGGCTAAAAAACTTCATGAGAAAAAAGAAGGTAAGAAAGAAGAAGCCAAAGAAAAAAAGATGGCTAAAACTAAAAAGAAAGGTAAATAATCATGCCAATGGTAAACGGAAAAAAATACAGTTACACTAAGACTGGTGTGGAAGCCGCAAAAAAAGCAGCTAAAAAATCAGGCAAGAAAATGATGTCTAAACCTACAAAGAAAGCTATGAAAAATGGCTAAACCTGGATTATATGCCAATCTTCATGCTAAACGTAAACGTATAGCTGCAGGTTCTGGAGAAAAGATGCGAAAACCTGGAACTAAGGGTGCTCCAACTGCCAAAGCGTTTAAACAAGCTGCAAAGACTGCGAAGAAGAAATGATTAAGAAGGGCAAGGAAACATTCTCAGGTTATAATAAACCTAAGAGAACACCTAGTCATCCTACTAAGAGTCATGCTGTTTTAGCTAAAGAAGGTGATAAAGAGAAGCTTATTCGTTTTGGTCAAAAAGGTGTATCTGGAGATAAGACTGATACTGCTAGAGCTAAATCTTTTAAAGCAAGACACGCTAAGAATATTGCTAAAGGTAAGATGAGTGCTGCTTTTTGGGCTAATAAAGTCAAGTGGTAATGCAAACTAGAGTCGAAGCTATTCGTCAGTCAGCTGAGGATGACTTATTAGTATTTATTAAGTTAGTAGCTCCACACTTGATGCTTGGATCTGTTCACGAAGAACTCATCCAATGGTGGACTCGTTCCGAAGCTAAGAACAATCAATTAGTTCTACTTCCTCGTGGTCACATGAAGAGTAAACTGATTGCTTATAGAACTGCTTGGTGGATTACTAAACATCCAGAAACAACGATTCTATATGTATCTGCTACAGCAGACTTAGCTGAGAAACAGCTTTATGCTATTAAACAGATTATAGATAGTCCTATTTATCGTAGATACTGGTCAGAGATGATTAATCCTGATGAAGGTAAACGTGAGAAATGGGCAGTAGCTGAAATTGCCGTAGATCATCCACAACGTAAATTGGAAGGTATTCGAGATGCAACATGTAAAGCCGTTGGACTTACATCTAATACCACAGGTTTTCATGCTGACGTTGTTGTTCTTGATGACATTGTTGTACCTGGTAACGCTTACACTGAAGATGGTCGTGATAAAGTTTCCTCAGCATATTCACAGTTAGCTTCTATTGAGAATCCAGGAGCACTTGAATGGGTTGTAGGTACTAGATACCATCCAAAAGATATCTATGACACTATGATTAACATGAAGGAAGTTCACTTCAATGAATCAGGTGAAGTAGAATTAGAAGAAGAAGTTTACGAACTATTCCAAAGAGTCGTAGAAACAGATGGTGAATACCTTTGGACTAAACAAACTCGTGCAGATGGTAAGACATTTGGATTTGACTCTAAAGAACTTGCAAGGATTAAAGCTAAATATGTGGATCAAACTCAATTTTATGCTCAGTATTATAACAATCCGAATAGTGGTGATACTGCTAGGATTGATGCAGATAAGTTCCAGTATTATGATAGAGCAGTACTACAAAATAAAGAAGGTGACTGGTATATCAGAGATAGAAAACTTAATGTTTATGCTGCTATTGACTTTGCGTTCTCATTAAGAAAGAAAGCCGACTACACTGCTCTTGTAGTGATTGGTGTAGATCATCAAGGTAATTTCTACGTATTAGACATAGATAGATTTAAAACTGATCGAATCATTGAATACTATAACCATATAGTGACTGCTTGGGAAAAGTGGGGATTCAGGAAGTTAAGAGCTGAAATTACAGTAGCTCAACAAACAATTGTTAAGGAACTTAAAGAAAGTTACCTTAAACCTAATGGAATTGCTTTATCTATAGATGAATTCAGACCAACAAGACATCTTGGTGATAAGGAAGAACGTGTTGGTGCAGTACTTGAACCAAAGTATGATAATATGCAGATATGGCATTATAAAGGTGGTAATTGTCAAACCTTAGAAGAAGAGCTAGTTATGGCTCATCCTCCACACGATGACATTAAAGACGCTTTATCTAATGCTATCACAATTGCAATCATACCTAAACAAAGAGTAGGTTCATTTAGTTTAGGACAAAATGTTATGACACACTCTCGCTTTGGCGGTGTAAGTTTTTAATTAAGGAAAAATTATGGCTGGAAAAGTAGCTCAAATTAGAGAACTAATGGCTGGTGATAATCTCGCTAGACAACTATCAGGTCTTTATAATAACTGGTGGATTCAACGTAGAGAAAAAGAACAGGAATGGAGAGAACTCCGTAACTATCTATTTGCTACAGATACTACTAAAACAACCAATTCTAAGTTACCTTGGAAGAACAAGACAACTTTACCTAAACTCACACAGATTAGAGATAATCTTCATGCTAACTACATGGATGCTTTATTCCCTAATGATAACTGGATGAAATGGGAAGGGTATAACCTAGAAGATTCTACACAAAAGAAACGTAGAGCTATTGAGTCCTATCTAAAAACTAAGATTAGAGAATCTGGCTTCAGAGAAACAGTATCTCAACTTCTTTATGATTATATTGACTATGGTAACGTATTTGCTGAAGTTACTTATGTAAACCAAGTTCATACAGATCCTTATACTAAAGAAGATATTACTACTTACCGTGGTCCTAAACTACAAAGACTCTCACCATTTGATATTGTATTTAATCCTACAGCATCAAGTTTTGCTGAATCACCTAAGTTTACTCGTTATGTTAAATCTCTTGGTGAATTAAAGAAAGATATCCAGTATCGTCCAGATTTAAACTATGACGAAGCTGCGTTTAAACATGCTACAGAGTTCCGTAAACACCTTTCTGCTTTCCAAATGGAAGATGTTAATAAAGCTGAAGGTTATCTCATTGATGGTTTTGGTTCTCTTTATGAATACTATCAATCAGGTTTAATTGAAATTATTGAGTTTGAAGGTGATGTATTTGATGAAACAAAAGACGAATTACTAGAAAAACGTCTGATTACTATCATTGATCGTAGATACATTATCCGTAACATTGAAAATCCATCATGGTTAGGTCGTGATTCTAAACATCATGTAGGTTGGAGAACTCGTCCAGATAACCTTTATGCTATGGGTCCTTTAGATAATTTAGTAGGTATGCAATACCGAATTGACCATCTAGAGAACTTAAAAGCTGATGCTCTTGACTTAACTATCCATCCACCTCTTAAGATTAAAGGTGATGTAGAACCATTTATTTGGGGTCCAGAATCAACCATCCATATTCCTGAAGATGGTGATGTAACTGCAATGCCTCCTAACCAAGCTGCTTTCCAAGTTAATAATGAAATTGGCACTCTTATTCAACTTATGGAAGAAATGGCTGGTGCACCTAAAGAAGCTATGGGATTCCGTAGTCCAGGTGAGAAAACTGCTTTTGAAGTACAGCAACTGCAAAATGCCGCAAGTCGCATCTTCCAACATAAGATTAACAAATTTGAGATTGAATTCCTAGAACCAATCATCAACACTATGTTAGAAGTATCTAAACGATATATGGATATTGCAGAAGTTGCTAGGGTAATGGATGATGATCTTGGCGTAGCTGATTTCATTTCTATTACGAAAGAAGATATAACGGCTAAAGGCAAACTTCGTCCTATCGGAGCTCGTCATTATGCTGCTAGAGCACAGCTCATTCAAAATATGTTAGGTATCTTTAATAGTCCTATGGGTCAAATGATAGCTCCACATCTCTCTTCTAAACGCTTAGCGTCTATGATTGAAGAGTATATGGGCTTTGAACAATATGAATTTATTAAGGATAATGCTGCTATCTTTGAACAAGCCGAGACTCAAAAACTTGTAAATCAAGTACAGCAGTCAATACAAACTGAACAAGCCACACCAGGATTAGAGGAACAAATGCTCATGCAGCAAGAAGAAGCCCTTAATCCTAATGCTGGTATGATGTAAGTTTAACTTGACTTTTTAACAAAACTATGGTATAATTATTATATGGATTTAAAATCTGAAAAAGCTAAAAGCTTGTCTAAAAACCAAGTCTTTTTAGAACTTAGAAAGTATATCCAAGAACAGCTTGATTTGTCAAACCGTAAGTCGTTAGATGAGGATAACTTCTCTCTACCTGCCTGGTCTGAGCATCAAGCGTACCAATTAGGCTTCCAAAAAGCCTTTCTTAAACTATATAATCTTATTCCTGACCAAGGAGCAATAAATGACGGAAGCAACAGCAACACAAGCAACGAATAACGAACCAAGTACCAACGAAGTTCAAACACAAGATAGCCAAAAACCTGAGTTTCAGATTCCGACAGAAGCTGTAGACTTTGTAGGCGATGGTAAGAAGTATAACTCTGTAGAAGATGCGTTAAAATCAGTTCCTCACGCACAGAAGCATATTCAAACTTTAGAGTCTGAATTAGCTACTTTGAAGGAAGAACTAACTAAACGTAAGACTGCAGAAGAACTTCTAGATGAATTGAAGTCTGGCATCCAACAACCTGAGAATACCACTCAATCTGCTGGAATAGATCAAGATACAATTACGAACCTTTTAAACCAAACTCTAGAGAATAGAGAAAAACAAGCTAAAGCTAAGTCTAATGCTGATGCAGTAGCTCGTAAATTTGTAGAAAAATATGGCGATAAAGCTGAGGAAGTCTACAATAAAATAGCTCAAGAGAGTGGTCTAAATGTTCAGCAATTAAATAACTTGGCAGCTAGTTCTCCAAACGTAGTATTAAAACTTTCAGGTCTTGAAGGCTCATCTACACCAGTAGGTAAATCATCAAGTTCTGTGAACACAGAGGCACTCAATACTAAAGTTGATCCCAATCAGCTTTCAGCTAGAGTTAAATCAGGTGCGACAACGAAAGATTTAGTTAATGCGTGGAAGATTGCTGGTGAAAAAGTTAAATCTCAACTTAACTAATAAGGAAATATTATGTCTCAATTAACTTCTAATACTACTGCTTTTATTGAAGCACAACAGTATTCACAGTTCATTCTTGACAACTTACACGACTTCTTATTGCCAGAAGGTTTATACAGAGATGTATCAGACTTTGGTTCAGGCACTACTTTAAACATTAAGACAGTTGGTACAGTTACACTTCAAGATGCTGCTGAAGATACACCTTTAGCTTTTAATCCTATCGACACAGGTAACATTACACTTTCTATCACTGACTATGTTGGTGACGCTTGGAAAGTTTCTGATGAACTACGTGAAGATGGTGCTCAAGTTGATGCACTTATGTCAATGCGTGCTATGGAATCTACACGTGCTCTTGGTGAAAACCATGAATCACGTTTCCTAGCTGTAGCAAACGGTGCTCAAACTAACGCAAACGTAAACTTAGTAAATGGTCGTCCACATCGTTTTGTAGCAGGTGGTTCAGGTGGTACAACTCGTGTTATGACTTTAAGCGACATCATTGCTATGAAATTAGCATTTGATAAAGCTGGCGTTCCTGCTGGTGGTCGTATTGCTATTGTTGATCCAATTGTTGAAGCTACTTTAAATAGCATCACCAACTTGGTCAATGTTTCAAACAACCCAATGTTCGAAGGTATCGTAACATCAGGTTTTGCTCGTGATCATAAGTTTGTGAAGAACATTTTCGGTTTCGATATTTGGACTTCTAACTACTTACCAGTTAAAACTGCAACAGAAGCATTAAACGCTTCTTCTTATGGTTTAGCTAATGACACTGCAGAAATTGGTGACGTTGCTAACGTATTCATGAGTGTAGCTGATGATTCAACAAAACCAGTTATGCACGCATGGAGACGAGCTCCTAAGACAGAAGGCTGGAGAGACAACGAAGAACGTGCTGATAAGTATCAAGTAACATCACGCTTCGGTTTCGGTGCCCAACGTGTTGACACACTTGGCGTTATTTTAACAAGTGGTTCTACATACTAAGGAGAAATATTATGACATTCGAAATTGATGGAAAACGTGGCGTTCTAAACCACTACGGTGTTAGAACAACAAACGGTAAGTTTGGTGCTCAACAATCAACAAAGAACGGTATTATTAAGTCAGCTGTATGGGACTTTGATTACAATGATCTTCCTTCACAAGGAAGTACTGGTCTTCAACTTTCTATCCCAGCTAATGCAACTATCGTTTCAGCTAAATTATATGTTGACGTAGCATTTACTTCAACATCTACTACTACTGATTTAGACGTAGGTCTTTATCAAGCTGGTGGTACTGTAATTGATGCTGACGGTCTAATTACTGTAGCTGAGGCAACTCAAACAGCAATTGGTACTGCAGGTAATGTAGTTACTGGTGCAGGTGCTCTAGTTGGTAAAACAATTGGTGCTGCAGCTGGTGAATTAAAAGTTACTCCTTCAGTTGATGACTTAACAGCTGGTGCTGGTCGCATCGTTGTTGAGTATATCTACAACAAGGACTAAGTAACAAACTTGGATGGGCTCTTAGATTGCTAGGAGCCTCTCCATTCTTATAAGGAATTCAAATGACGATCCAACACAAATTAATCACAGATCCAGATATTCACGAACCTAAAGGTGTAGCCGCAGCTACTGTAGGTAAAGTATATTTATCTGATGGTGCAGGTTCAGGTGCATGGACATATCCATCTGGTCGAGTACACGGTGAGGTGTATATTGACGCAGGTGCAACTTCTCAAACTCTTTCAGGTTCTTCTGCTTATGCTAGGTTAGATCCAGGTACTGAATGGACAGCTGGTGTAACTAATATTCTAACACTTAATGCTACAGACGGAACTATTACTTTAGTAGAAGCTGGCACATACTTAATTAACTTCTGGTGCCAATTCTCAACTGCTGCTATTGCTTCAGGTACACTATATAATTTTAAATTTGCTTTAGATGGTACAACTTCTGGAAGAACACTTACAGTTTCTAAAACATCTAATGGTTCTGATAAGTTACATATATCAGCATCAGGATTAACTACAGCTACAGCTAACCAAGTGTTATCTATTTATGTAGGTGGAGATGCTACATCCTCTGGTACAGCAATTACAGTTATTGAAGCAGGACTTTCTGCTATTAGACTATAGGAATAAATCATGGCTAAAATGACACTACTTGAGATGGTACAAGACATCATGTCTGATATGGATTCAGATGAAGTCAACTCTATCAATGATAGTACAGAATCTCTTCAAGTAGCTCAAATTATTAAGTCTACTTACTACAACATTGTAGATGGTAAAGACTATCCATTCTTTAAAGAGCTATTCCAATTAGATACAAGTGGTACGGTAACTCGTCCTACACACATGAGATTACCTGAAACAATCATTGATCTTGAATGGATTAAATATGATTGTAAGAAATCAGGTGAGACTCGTAATCGTTATACAAAGATTGAATACAAAACTCCAGAAGAGTTTCTTGATATCATAGATAAACGATTAAGTACAGCTACTAATATCCAAGTAGTAACTGACGCTACAGGTATTAAACTTAATATCTATAAAGATAAAGCTCCTACTTATTTTACTTCTTTTGATGATGACTATGTAGTATTTGATGCTTTTAACAATACTATAGAGTCTTCTTTACAAAATAGTAAGACTCAATGTCATGGTAAACGATCAGTAACCTTTACTTTATCTGATTCATTTATACCAGATATCCCAGTTCAGATGTTTAGTTATCTTCTTAATGATGCGAAGTCAGCTTGTTTTGTTACATTAAAACAAATGGCTAATCCTAAAGTAGAACAACAAGCAGTGTCTCAAAAACGTAGAATGAGTCAAGAAGCTTGGAAGATTAAGAATGGTATTACATATCCAAACTATGGACGTAGACAAAGCTCATCAGGAAAATACTAATGGTTATGCTCACAAGTAATACACCAGCATTTATTAATGCTCAACAATATGGTAAGAAATCTAAAAAGAAAGTAACTACTAAAAAAGTTAAAAAACAATCTAAAAAGTTAGGAAAATAATATGTCTACTATGCCTATGCAAAAGAAAAAGAAATTACCTCCAGGTAGTATTGTACCTGATATGGAAGAAGTTCCTATTTCTGAGATTCGAAGAGTTATGGATATGCAACAAGATTCATTAATTAAAAAAGCTATTGATCAAGGTACATTTACTTCACCAGCAGATGCTGCTAAGAATTCAATGACTATCACTGAAAAGATGCTTCAGGATGAATTAAAACGTAGAGAAATGATGAAGAAGAGATAATGGCTGGTCCTTATTCTAAATTAAAAAGAGCTCAAACACCTGATTATGGTAAAAGAGAATTTACTGGAGAAAGTAAAGAACGTGGTTTCTTAGGTGAAGTTAGATTACCTAATCAACGTGATGTAATGACTGAAGTATCTATTGGTAAACCTGGAACTAGTGAAACATATAGACCTGCTCTTACTAAAGGTATTCATCCAGCTGATCTTAACTATATTAGAGAAACAGGTAAAGTACCTGAAGATGTTTATGCTACATCTCAAAGAAGTGCAGAGAAACGTATAGCCGAAGGTAAGTCTCCATTTTGGAATAAACTACAAGATGAGTCTACACAAACTACAGAAACTATGCGTCAAGATGAAATTAAAAGAAGAGAACTACTTAAAGGAAAAAAATGAGAGTATTAAGCGAACAAGAAACTAGTGGTGGTAAAAAAGTCCAAGTTATTATAGATCCAAAGACAGCTCACTATAAAATTCAATTTGTTCCTGGTGGAGAATTACCACAAGAACTTACTGGTCTTTATACATCACTTGCTATGGCTAATATTGCTGTGAGTGCTTACTTACTAAGATCGGCTGAAACTAAAGCTAAAAAAGAAGAAAAAGTAGCCTTCATTCCTAAGGAAGACTAATGGCAGCTTTAACTGAGAAAGTCTATAGATCATTTATTAAGGGTCTTGTAACTGAGGCTAGTCCTCTTACATTCCCTGAAAATGCGTCTATTGATGAACAGAACTTTGTTCTTAATCGTGATGGTTCTAGATCTAGACGTTTAGGTGTCGATTATGAAGACAACTATGGTCTTAAAGCCACAGGATTTACTGCTGCTCAGTTAGCTTCAGGTAGACAATCATTTCATCGTTGGGATACTCCAAGTGGAGATACAACTGTTTCTATTGGTGTAGTTCGTGTTAATGATAAACTCTGGTTTGTTGATCTTCTTACGAACAATCCTAGTAATAACTTTCTTAATGGTGGAAATTCAATCTCTCTTGCAGGATTAAATGATTCTAACATTGAAACAACAGTTATTAATAATAAACTTATTATTGTTTCAAAAGATTTATCAAAACCTGTTGTGTTAAGTTATAATAGTTCTACAGATGTAGTTTCACAAACTACTATTAGTATTGAAGTTAGAGATATTTGGGGTGTGGATGATGGATTACTTATTGATGAAAGACCAGGTTCTTTAAGTAACACTCACAAGTATAACTTAAGAAATCAAGGTTGGAATCCTACAATTTCTACAGTCTCTGGTGCTGATGCTATTGACTATACCAAAACAATTCTTGGATCATTCCCAAGTAATTCTGATGTATGGACTCTAGGTAAAATTAGTAATGCAGGTTCAGCTGATTATGAGAAGTATGATCCTAATGTATTAAAGAAAAACTCTACTTCTATTTATCAAGTAGCTCGTGGTAGTTACATTATTGATGCGTTTACTAGAGGAACGGATAGAACAACTACCTCAGGTATTACTGGCTTAAATTTAGATCAAGAAACAAACAATATAACTACAGTAGCATCTTATGCTCAACGCTTATTCTATTCTGGAATAAACTCTATTGTTTCTGGTGGTGATGCTAGATCACCTAACTATAGTGGATATATATTCTTTACACAAGTTATTCAAAGTAATGATCAGTTAGGTAAATGTTACCAAGTAAATGACCCAACTGATCCTTCTATTAATGACTTAGTAGCTTCTGATGGTGGATCTATTCAAATTCCAGAAGCCACTCAAATTATTAAAGTACTCTCATCACAATCTTCTTTACTTGTATTTGCAGAGAATGGTGTATGGGAAGTTTATGGTGACACTGGTGGATTTATTGCTACTTCATTCCAAGTATCTAAGATCTCACCTAATGGTATCATTAATCCAAAATCAATTGTAAATGTAGGTGGAAACTTTGTATACTGGTCTAAAGCAGGTATTTATTTACTAAGCCCTGATCCAGGATCTGGTCGTTTCTCTGCTCAATCTATTTCTCTTACATCAATTCAAAAACTTTATCTAGACATTCCAGATTTAAGTAAGAACCATTGTAAAGGATTCTACGATGAAAAAGAGAATAGAGTTCGTTGGATGTATAATGATTCAACAACATATTCTACAACAAACTATATTAATAGATACACTAAAGAACTTGTACTTGATTTAACATTACAAGCTTGGTATACAAATACTATATCCTCTTTAGCAAGTAATTCTCCAGCTATTATAGATTATATTGAAATACCTGGTTACGCAGTTTCAACTGCAGAGAGTACTGTAGAAGTAGGAACAGATGATGTTATTGTCACTTCAGGTACTACAGTGGTAGTAACAGATAGTATCTTAACTAATCGTAGTTCTTTATTTAGTTTCCTAACTATGGTAAATTCCAATTTTACTATTTCTAAATATAATAGTTCATCATTTACTGATTGGAAAACAGCAGGTTCAGGTACTGGTGCTGATTATTCTAGCTATTTAGTTACAGGCTATGAAATGTTTAATGACATTATGCGTAAAAAACAAGCACCTTATATTTTCTTTTACTTTAACAGAACAGAAGATGGATTTAGTTTATCAGGAGCTAATTTACTTTTAGATAATCCTTCATCATGTTTAGTACAAGCTCAGTGGAATTGGGCAAATTCTGCTAATAGTGGTAAGTGGGGTAATCAGTTCCAAGCGTATAAATTATTAAGAAACTACATTCCAAGTGGTGTAGGTGATCCATTTGATTATGGTGATTCAGTCATTGTAACAAAGAATAAATTAAGAGGCTCAGGTAAATGTTTAAGTTTAAAGATACAATCTGAAGCTGGTAAGGACATGAAATTACTAGGATGGGGTATCTCAGCATCAGCTACAAGTAAAGTCTAATGGAAATACTTTACGCTGAAGAAGGTAATGGATTTGTTGGATTATCATTTGATGACCGACTACAAGTTTGGATAATGCACAATGAGCTTAAAGCTTGGAGTGTATCAGAATTTAAACGCTATAAAGAAGTGTTTAAACAGATTAGAATGATGCTACGAGAACGAGGTATCTACGAAGTTTATGGTCTTGTAGATAATCAAAAGTCATTAAAGTTTAATAAAATGTTTGGTGCTTTACCTACTGGTGAAGTAGCAACAACTGAAGATGGTATAGTCAATATAATAACAAGGTTGGAGGTTTAATATGAAACATAAAAATGTACGAAAAGTAGGTTATGGTGGTGCAGTTAAAGCAGTCACAAGTGTAGTAAGTTCTGTGGCTAAAGCTATACCAGCAGTATCTTCTTTTATTCCTGGAGCTAATGTATTAAGTGCTATTGGTTTAGGTGCTCAATTATTCTCAGGTATGCAAGAAAGAAAATATGCAGGTAGAGCTGCCGATGCTGCTCAAAAACAATTTGAATTAAGTAAAGAAAAAGCTACTCAAGAATCTAGATACCAAGAAGTCCTTGCTCAAAGACAAAGAGCTGCTACTTTTAGAGAACAACGTATTCGTACTGGTAACATTGTAGCTCAAACAGGTGGTTCTGGTTTAGGTATGGCAGGTACTTCTTCATTTACAGGTTCAGTAGGTGCCTTAGGAACACAGGCTGCTACAGGCATTGGTAATATTAACGTAGCTGAAACTACAGGTCAAACACTTACAGGTATTAACCAACAAATTGGTGGAGCTGCTTCAGAACAATTCCAAGCTCAATCTCAACAACAAGGTTGGCAACAAATTGGTTCAATGGCAAGTAGTTTTCCTACTTCATTTGGAAATATCTTTAAGACTACTGAGACTACTTAATTTAGGATTATCTAATGCAATTCGAAGAATACGAGTTACCTCTTGAACCTATAAATGTTGTTCCTGCTATGCCTGAGAAACAGGCTAAGGAAGCTGCATTTTATACAACTGCTATTAATAAACCTGCAGATATGATCTCAGGATTTAATGAAGTAGTAGATGATTTAGTAAGACAAGGGTACTCTCAAGCTTATGCTAATACTAAAATTAATTGGGCTAATGAACAACAAGCCAAGGACAAAGTAGTAATTGCTGATCTTATTAATGATCCAACCATTGATAAGCAAACTAAACTTAAAATTCTTAATGGCTATAGTACTGGTGATTATATCTCAACTGATATTAGAGATAAGTATGTTCAAGATACAGCTATTCTAGATATTGCAGATACTCATATTGATAGAACTGCTCAAGATCAAATTGTAGATGATCTTAATTTAACTTTAGCTAAAATGGATGAAGTTAAGAAAGCTCCAGTAACTGTGTCAGCTAAGCAAGTAGCTAAAGAGATTCCTAAGATGGCTTCTGGTGAAGCTCTAGCTATTGTAAACTTGATTACTTCTCTTCCTAACTTTGCTCTTGCTACAAGTGGAACTGTAACTGATTTAGTTCGTCAAGCTATCAATAGTAAGAATCCACTAGACTGGGAAGCTGCTATTCAAGCTGGTCAAAACTTTGCAGAGAATGATCCTTTAGCTTCAGTATTTGACTGGAGACTCCAGAATGTTGCTAAGTATGCTGGTGTAGAAAAAGAATATAACAATGCTGCTACATCTAAAGCTTTTGAATCTATAGGTCAAGCAATTGATTTTATAGATGAGAAGCTTGCAGATGGTCCTATTCTTCCTCCAGGTACGTTTAAACGAGGTCAATTTAAAGTTCTTACAGATGCTTTTCTTTTAACTACTCCGTTTACTAAACCTTACTTAAAAGCAGGTTTTGATAATCTTAGACATAAAGTAGGCAGTGCTTGGGATGTAACAACTAATGCTAATCCTAGAGTTGCTAAGGAAATGGCAATAAATACTGTTAAAGATCCTGATGGTGCTAAGTTTGCTGATGCTGCAGGTACAACTGTAGAAGCTGTGGTAGCTGAGAATGTTCTACCAGACTACATAGAAAGATCTAAACCTAAAGTAGAACCTGATATTAATGATCGTTTAGCTACTGAATTTAGTGATCCTGATCCTAGAGTACAAGCTAAGATTGATCTTCTATTTGATGATAATATCATTAATAAGCAAGAACGACTCATTGATTATGAGCGTAGAGCTAATATCCATCAAGGAACTAAACTCTACTACAATCAAGCTAACTCACATTTTAACATGATTGATACTCGTCTTGAAGGTAAGATGGTATTTACTCAAGGTCCAGATTACGCATTTACAACTAAGAAAGCTGTAACTAATGCTATTGATGATCTATCAAAGAATATACTTGAGCTTGAAGCTAAAGACCAAGGTAAAGTATTTGTTAGAGATATCAAGACTAATACTCGTTACACTCCAGAACAATTTGATAAACTCAATAAGACTCGTGGTCAGTTTAATGTTGAGTGGGAATTTAAAAAGAACTACAAACTTCTAGACAATGAGATTCTAGGTCAAGGTTTAGCAGATACTAATATATCATTCTTTGGCTTTGGTGGTAACATTGGTAATGCTCTTAAACGATCAGTCGTAGGTGAGTTCTTATTTAGTACTGGTACTACTGCAGGTTGGTATGAAAGAGCTAGAGCTGCTCTAAGTCCTAAAGCAGGTAGAACTAAAGCTGATATTACTGTCCAATTAAACTATCTTATTGATACTAATAAACCGTTGCATAAAGATATTCGTGCTATGGTTAATCAAATGGAAGTAGAAGGTAAAGATTTATTCTCTACTGCAGAACTATCTAGAAACCATCCAGAACTTACAACAACACAGATTGCTAAGTTAGATGAGATCCAACAAGCTTGGAGAGCTACACAAGATACACTCTTTGATATAACCAATCAAGGTGAGAAGACTCGTCTCATTAATAATGGATATGATAAAGGTATTTATATTAACAATGAATACAAAGGTCCTGTAAAACAAGTATTCAATCTTCTTGATGATGAAGTACCTACTAAAGTATTAGACTTTGAAACAGGTCAAATTGTAGAATTCAAAGCAGATAAATCTAAAGGTAATGCTGCTAATTCTAAAGGTCAACAACTTGTTAAACTTGATGGTAAACACGTAGTAGATAATGCTGCTGTTGAATATGGTCTATTAAGTAAGAACGCTGAACTAGGTATCTTACCACAAAGAGTTCTAAACAAACTACCTGGACACAACTATAAAGAATATAAGAGCCACTTCTTTGTCGAAGTAAGACCTAAAGTTATTGAGTTAAATGGTAAAGTCCTACAAAAAGGTGATCCAAGATACAATGAATTTGTTAAAGTAAAAGGTACTGCTACGACTCGTTACGAAGCAGATATGCTTGTTGAACAACTTAAACAAGAACTTGGTGGAGACTTTGATATTCTAGAACCAAGACAAGCTAAAGAAGGTTCACTTACAGACTTTACTGCTGAGTACAAACTTACAGAAGATAACTATAGAAATGCTTTATCTCGTAATCAAGATATCAGAACAGTGCAAGGTGACTCAGTTCTTGTTGATCCTTTAGAGGCACTTAATAACGCAGCAAACCGTATTTCTAGAACTGCAGCTTACAGTCAATTCGATAAAGCATTTAAAGAAGCTTATGTAAGAGACTTCAAACCTGTTCTAAAAGGTGGAGAGTTTCCAACATCTTTAGATGATATCAGTATTGCTGGTAAAGAAGCTTCACCTCAACTAAGAACTATGGTTAAAGATGCTCAAATGGTATGGAATCGTCATACACATTTCCAAAACAGAGCAGCTGGATCTGTAGATAGATTCATGCAAAACTCTTTACATGGTCTAGCAGATGTATTTGAGAAGGTTAAATTTAAAGCAGGTTCTGATTTAGCTAGAAGAACAGGTGATCTTGGTGCTTATCCTATTACTGGATTCCCTAAGAAACTAGCTTCATTGGCATTGATTACTTATCAGTTCCCATTACGTCACATGGTTATCCAACCTATGATGTTCTATGAGCAATCAATTGTGTTCCCAAGTACGTTTAAACAGACTATGAAGAAAGCTCCGATTGCTGTTATGGAGTTATTAAGTGGTCATCCTACATTAAGAGAACATGGTACAAGACTAAGAGAGTTCTTAACTAAAGAAGAACGAGTAGAGTTTGATAAAGAAATTAAAGCTTTAAGAAGTCTAGGTGTTTTAGAATCTATTGACCAAAACTTAGCTGTTATGGAAGTTCTTAAAGGTAAGACAGTATCATTAGCTGAAAGATCTACCTTAGCAGGTAAAGCATTTGGTGCTCTTAAAGATGTAGGCACAGCCACTACGAATGTATTTAATCGTTATGGCTTTACAGCAGGCGAATTAACTAACAGAGTTGGTCTATTCTTACAAACTAAAGAAAGATGGAAAGCTTCTCATCCTGGTGAAAGATGGGATACACCACAAAATATCCAAGAAATTGCGTTCCAATCATGGAAACAATCTGGTGCTATGACCTCTTCTGGTGCATTGGCTTTCCAAAGATTACCTTTACTTGGTTTTGTAACACAGTTCCAAGCGATTAATCTTAAAGGTTTCATGAATCTAATTCAAGATAATGCTACTAATTTAAGTAAAGTAGATAGAGTTAAACTTACTGCAGCTAGAATGTTAATCCATGGTGTTGAATATGGTACTCCTCTTGCTGGTGGTAAACTCTTATATGATTACTTTGTAAGCAGTGAAGATGAAAGCATTGTACAAAATGCAGAACTCTTAAGAAGAGGTGCTCTTGATATAATAGCTAATGACATGATGCAGTTGGTTACTCAAGGTGAAACTGATTTCTCATTAAGTGAAAGCTCATCTATCAATGCAACTAACTTCTTTGCAGATATTTTAAAAGAACAAATCAACTTCTATAGATTTGTAACTGGTGATCCTAGAGTACAGAAACCTAATATTCCTTCAGTATCTGTAGGTATCAGAGCTTATGAAAGATTCCAATCAGCAGCTGACATATTTGCATACAATGATGTTACTGGTGATTCATTCTTAAAGAGTATTGGTGAGATAGCTCAGATTACTTCAGCTGGTAATAACTTTACTAAAGCTATGACTGCTATAGCTGGTGAAGAGCTTATCACTAAGAATGGTTATAATAAAGATCTAAAACTTACAACTGGTGAAGCTTTTGCTCAGATGGCAGGCTTTAAAACTAGACGTGAATTAGATCAATGGAAGATTGAAGAACTTAAGATGACCAAAGAACGAAGAATTACTGAAGCCGTTGATGGTTTTGATAAAGAGATTATCCACGTTCTAAAGAATGAACCATCACCTGAGAAGTTCTTTGCTGTGATTAATATGCAGATTAGTGCTATGGAGAAGACAGGTAAGTTCTCTCCAAGCGAAATGGATCGTATTGTTAAGGGTCTTATGGAAAGAGATAGACGTAGATTTGATTCAGATAAGACAACAAGCTTAATTAATTATATAATGAATACAGATGCTATGGATGCTGATATGAGAAACATTATCAATCGCTTCTCTGCTTCTGGAGATCCAGTAGTAAAAGACTTAGTAAAAAGAATTAAAGAGAATAGTAAACCACAACAAGATATATTTAAGGAATAATTATGGCAAAAGCACCTGACTTTCAACAAATCATGCAAGAGTATAACGTAAAACCTTACGTTGCTGAACCTATTGTAAATAGAGCTCCTGGTTTAAGAAAAGGTGCTGAACTAGGAGCTATTGCTGATATAGGAGGAACAATCATTAAAGGTGTTCAAGCTTATGATAAAGCTAAAACTCTTGAAGGTGTGACTCAACAAGTTAATGATATTGTCAATGAACAACAACAAAGAAGTCTTGGTGGTGTAGCTTCTCTTGAAAAAGATGTTATGGGAACTCAAGCCCAAATGGAACAAGTTAAGAAAATGGCTGGATATGATGAGACTTATCCAATCATGCTTAATCAACAATTAAGTAAAGATGTAGTAGGTATTCAAAATGTACTTACTGATAAAGCTGATCGTTTAGTAAGAGCTAAAAACCAAGGAGTAATGACTGAGTTTGAACTTAAAGAAAGACTCTCTAAGATTACTCGTGAAGCCTTAGCTGCTAATCCTGCTTATGCTCGTGAGATAGCTTCTCATGTAGGCACGATTGCTGAAGTTAATAACTTATCTGCTAGAGTTAGTCAAGACGTTAATATTATTAAACAACAACAAGCATCTTTTGATGCTCAAGTTAAGCAACTCGAAAATCAAGCTCTTCAAAATGAAATCAATATTTATAGTCCTAAATATCAGAACCCAGATGGTTCTAAAAACTATGACAAAATTGCTCAAGATACAGGTGAAAAGATAGAGAAGAAAGCTTTATTTAATGCTGTTGACCAATCAGTTAAAACTAATCAAGCTATCTCTAATCTTAATGCTCAACAAGTATCTGATTCAGGTCTTCACTATAAAGTTACAGATGCTGTGACTGACAATATTAATTCTCAGTTTGATAGTATTCTTAAAAACAATACTATTGCAAATAAAGAAATGGCATTTACACAAGTAGCTAACAACGCTACAATTTTAGCTAGAAGAGCATTTGTTATTAACAATGTTAATCCTGATGATCCTAGAATCAAACCAGCTCTAGACTTATTTGATAGTCAATTAAAACTTATTCAAGACACTTATGTTAAACAAGCTAATGGTACTTATACAGCTGAACAAGCTAAGAATAGACTCTCTGGATTAGTGGATACTAAAAAGTATGAAATGTATAGTAAGACACCTTCACTTATTGAACTTGAAGCTAAAGCTAATGTCTTTGAAAAATTGTCTCCAAGAAGTCAAGCTCAATTACAAGTACAATTTGATAATTTAATTAAAGATATACTCACTACTTCTGATAAAGTAATGGGCACAGATTATGATAAATCTGATGCTGCATTTACTACGAAAGTTGGAGGCAAGGATACTGTTGCTAAATCATTCCTTGATGAAAACATTAAAATTACTTCTACTGAAAAACGAGGAGGTGCAGAACTAGAAGCTACACTATCTAAATATATAGCCAAATTGGATACTAATCCTGCTACTGGCAAACAAATTACACAAGACTTAATCAGGTCTTTAGCTAATCCACAGTTTAAACAAGTTGCGTCTGAAATTAAAGACCCAGCAATCTTGTCAGGATTACAAAGACATATCTCTGACTATGTACCATTATTGAATAACGCAGTTAATCAGTTTAGGATTACCAATCCAGGTAATTTAAACGTGACATTTAATGATAAAGATGGTACTATTGTCGTTACTGGTACTGACCAAGATGCACGATCAGTTAATCAGTTTAACGCACAAACTGTAAGGAGTATCAATGAAACATTTACTGCTTTCTATAATACTAGCGGTTTATCTTTATCCGAGGCTAGGGTACAATTCTACGGAAAGTTACCATCACTCGTACCTACAGGAACTTTGGATAAAAAAAACCCTGAGTCTACAGTAAAAGGGGCATCTGTAGACTTAGTGATCCCCAAGCTGGCTCAAATTGAGTCTGGCAATCAACACTTAGATGTAAAAGGTAATCTTACTAAATCTCCTACAGGAGCATTAGGTAAGTATCAAATCTTACCATCTACAGCAAAAGATCCAGGATTCGGTATTACACCAATACCTGACTTAGCTAAAGCACCAGAAGCTGAGCATAAACGCTTTGCTACTGACTACTTATCAGCTATGTTAAAAGAATTCGGTAACGATATGGAGAAAGCTTTAGCAGCTTATAATGCAGGACCTGCAGTTGTAAGAAATGCTATTGATATTGATCCAATAAACTGGAAGAAACATATTACTGTAGAAGCTAAAAACTACATTAATAAATTCGCATCCCTATAAAAAAGTAAGGCTATAACAAACAACTCTGATCAGGGAGAGGCAGCCCTAATAGAATCTTTACGTCTGCTATAGCCTTAAGGGACGATTAAACTACTTTGATTATCATCACAGGTAGGTTCTTCTTTTGAGTATACTTGATACCATATTCAGTACCTTTACTCTTACCATCCCATATTACCAGAACCTTATCTGCATTGTCAATCATTTGTTTATTTCTAATGAAGAAATATTTACTACTAAACTCTACCGTTTGATCTATTAAATGATACGGTAAAAATTCTACAAAGTCAAATCCATTTGCTTCTGCATACTTCTTTGACAATTGATCTACACCTTTAGCACATCCTGATATAAATGTAGGCTTGCCGTTGGTTTGTTCTTTAATGAATCTATCTAAAATAGGAAAGACAACTTCTGCTTTGTCTATGCTACGACTTCCTATAATACATACCTTCATACTTGAGGTTTCTCTTTACAGAATTGTAATCTTATAATAAAAAGATCTATAAGTAAATAGTGGTAATCACTATCTTCTACAATCTCAAATCCTACATTAACACCACAAATTAATTCTGCACCGATTAACATAATATCTCCTTAGATTTCACAAGAACCACCAGTACAAGCTAATGTCTGGGCACCTGTAGTATTATCTTCATCTTCTTTAAAGTTCTCCCAATCAATAACCTTAGGTGTCTTTGCAAGAAGCTCTTCGTATTGCTCTTTAGTACAATCTTCATAAGGAGCTTGTTGATATGTATGATTAGAGTGTGGTAAGAATGACACACCACTAATCTCATCAAAGTATTTCCATACCCACGCACCTACTTCAACCCAGTCCTCATCTTTAACAGAGATAGTTACTGAAGGTTTATGTTCACACCAGTGGCGTTGATAGATTAACCAATTGTCTAATTGTTCAATAGAGTTCTTATCATTTCTAAGAATAGCACCTTTAGGAGCCATCATTGGGAATGAGAACACTGCTGTACTATCAGGTCTAAACACTTCGTCTTCTACAGCTACACCTTTTTCCTTGAGGTAGTTATAGATTGGATCCTTTTTATCCATGCGTATGCGTCTGATATAAAAGTCATTGTGACGAGCATGGATACCACTAGCGGAATCAACCAACTGCGATACAGTTCCTGAAGGCTTAACACAAGTGATAGAAGCAGAAGATGGTATGTCAAATTTCTTAGCATACTCTTCATTTGTTTGTCTAGCGACATCTCTTAACCTTTCTAACATCTTAGGATCAGGATTACTTGTAATCTCACAATCCATAATACCAGTTAAACTAACACCAAGAAGTCTTTCTTCTTCTGTATTCTTCTTCCATTCAGAGGATAAGAATTGGAAGTTAGTTAAGGTTGATTGAATTGTACCGAGTATTGTTGCGAGTCTAACTTTCTTGACAAGTGAAGGCTCGGTATCAGTTGCTCGTACAACCACTTCCGTAAGGTTGCAGAACTGTTTATCACGCAAGATAATTTCTGAGCATGGATTGGTTCCGTAACTGAGAGTTGGATCTCGTCTTCCCCACTTATTTGCTTGATTTTGAGCAGCAATACGATTAAAGATTCCACGTTCACCTGACTTGGATTTAACCAAAGATAGCCACTCTTCCATGAAAGTTTCACTATCTGGTCGCTCTGTATAGGCGACTGAGTTGTTTGCAAGTCCTCTGTGTGAATTATCATTATACCACGCTCCCATTTTAGCTTCACGCATACGTCTGTCAGTAAGATTTGATAAAGAGATAAGTGCTGATCTACGAACACCACCAACCACTACAATCTCACCAATCATACACATGATATCGTGTACTTCAATTGAATTTAATTTACGACCTACTGCTTGTTTAAACGTCTCTACTACAAAATCAAATAATTTCTTAAGAGGTTCAGGACCACTGGCACGACCACCAAATACTCTAAGTCTAGCACCAGCTGGACGAACTTTACTGAAATCAAATGTAGGAATATCACCTTCCCATAGAGAAGATAAAAGTTTCTTAAATGCTTTAGCCCAACCTAGTTTGCTATCCTCTACGAAGATAACATCATCACAGTATTTTAATTCAGCAGGAATCTCAGGAAGTTTAGAAATCTCTTGACGTTCACAAGAGAATCCAACTCCTGTACCGTTCATGAGTATATATAAAGCTTCACTAAAAGCACGTTTATTATTAATAGCAAGATAGCTACAATTATAAGCAGCGATATTATCTCTTTCACAAGCTTCTCCAGCAGTCATTAGTAGTCTCATGGAAGGCATAACTTCAAGACGTTCTACTGATTGTCTCAAGTCAGTCCATGTTTTTTCATCTAGTTCTACCTTAGTCTTTAGGTACTCAACTAATCTAGACACAGTTTCATCCCATGTCTCACGTCTATTCTTTTCAGGTATAAAGCGAGCATATCTGCTCATAGCAATTACTTCTTGGTAAACACTTGGTAAACTACTCATATATATCGTATTCCTCTTCTTCGTTATCAATCTCTTTTGCAAGAGCCTCTAAGTTATCTTCTATTTTGTCTTGGAACTTCTCTACTATTTCTTCTGAATTTATGTTAAGTAATTCTAGTAACATAGTTTCATCATACTTCTTTAAGTGTTCACATATTTCTTCGAATGTTAATTGCATTTGTCATCTATTCTAGAAACTCGTTGAACTTCACCACTAGATTTATTTAATTCGTACTCAGGTAACATATCTTCAGTTGAAAGTTTTTGTTCCTTAATTCTCTTTCCGAAAATACGATCCCAATTGTCTTGTCCATCCTTGGATAAAGGTTTTGACACGAGTCTTGCACCCGTGTGGTCGTTCTGACTTGCCATATTCTAACTCCTTTAATAACTCTACATAGTGTATAACTTTGTCCAGATCTTCTAGACCATTTTTATCTTTCCATCTACAGATATACTTTATCACATTACCTTCTATAAATGGAATATTATTCTTTGTAATAAATTCGATAGGTTGTATCTTAAACTGCTTGTAGTGACTACCACTTACTTGCTTATCAAGTGCACTCATTCGTCCTCCGCTTCATCATAAAACTGTTTAAACATAAAGATAATTAATACCCATAAAGGTAATGTAAGTATTATATGTAAAACGTATCCAATAAACTCTTCCACCATAATATTATACCTTGTTTAAACAACTTTGTCAATGAAAATGTTCACGATTTAACATTAAAGTTTCACATATTTCATCAGATAATTTCTTAAACTTTTCTTCATGTTGATTGTAATCTGAATGTCCATTATAAAACAAATACAAGTGAACCATCTCATGAAGTAAAGTATCACATAACATATAGAAGGTATTGTTTTCAGTACTAATTTGTATCCTCATTGGATATGGAATAAACAATCCATAGTAATCTTCAGCATCAGTAATCTCGAAGGTTACTTTTCTAGCTGGAGGCATACGCAAACCACAAAATGGAGGAAGTGTTATATAACAATCATATAACTTACGAAGGAATCTTTTATCTAATAGTTGACTCATAATCCAATGTTAGCCTCCACTAAGAGTTTACTATCATACTTCTTTACATTATTAACTTTCTTAATATTCTTTTCATCAGCAATCAAAGGAATGATCTCTACGTTATGTTGCTTATTCTTGAGGTCTTTAAACCAGGAAAGTTCAGTCGGCTCACTCGTAAGTAAGCCGTACCAAACTAGATTACCTTTACTGTCAAACTCTCTGATCAACCAGGCTAAGGGCTTCATACATTCACCAACTTTAGATCACCTTTAACTTTCAGATTCTTATTATCTCTGAACCAATTACCACAAGCACGGCATTGATATCGTTGATATTTGCCTGCCGAAGTCATGTTATACCCTCTTCGCTGGAAATTCTTAGAGGTACATGTAGGGCAACATAGGTCAGTACCTTCAACAAGATTACGGTTAAGATGATTCTTAATCCAAGGTTTAAATCGTTCATATACTTTCTCAAGAAGTATAACATCATTACGATTGTATTCTTCCATGATCTTCCAAGCCTTTGGGATACCTGCCATACACTGTACCCATAACTCATGTCCACTATGTTCAGTCTTCTTACCAAGTCCAAGCTGTTGAGCAACATAGTCTAGCTTGTTAGATACAAATCTAAATCTACCTTTAGCTACAGTAAGTAAGTCAATCTCTTTGAATGGTGCTGGTGGAAACATTCCATGTAATAGGAACTCTTTATTAAGTGAAGGTATGTCGAATCGTTTACCATTATAATGTATGACTGCATCTGCTTCATCAAGAAGCTTATGGATACCTTCTAACATCTTCTTGTCACCTGATTTTTTAACAGAATCAAAGACCATCTTCTTATCACCTAACCACTTAGCTGCATAGCACATGACATACGATGATTCTTGAAGCTGGTTGATACCAATGTTCTGATCCCAGATACCCCACACATGAGCCACATTCGGAGCCATCTCTATATCTAATAATAATATCTTGCTCATTCTATTCCTCCTTAGAATAAATCCAATTAGGATTCCACATCTTACGATGTAAATCTGTTTTAAATCCGTCTTCCTTTAACATCTTTTCAAACTTCTCTTGCTTATCTTTTGGTAATGCCGATGGATACTTTACGTTTTTATCAATCACATACTCATAAGCTGAGTACGTAGCTGACAATGGTGTGTACATATTATCTAGATTTATAAAGTCCATTATGATATTTTACCTCCATTGTTTATATAATAATCAAGTTCATCTTGAGCAGACTCTTGATCTTGTAGTTGAATAGTACCACTGTGAATCAACATTTCAATAGCCAAGTGTATAAGATATTCGGCTTCCTCATCATTGACACTAAACTGAAAGTCGTAACCTCCATTTTCATTTTTCACACAGTTTTTGATAAGCACTTAGCCAGTCCTTTCTGAAGTCTAACCATAGAAACCCTTGAGCTTCAGCCCACATAGCATAAGTTGTTTTACTTCTTTTAGTTAATTTGTTATCAGGATTTTGAAATAGAAATATAATAATAATGTTAGGATTGCACTGTTTAAACCACACCATTTTCTTTCTAGTCTCGAGATCAAGCTTACCCTTAGCTTCAATAAATACATTCCTACGACCAGTTTTAAAATCAGGAGTGTAAGTTCTTTCTTGCTCTGGTTGTACATATTTGTATTTAGTAGGTTCATATTTAACCGTTGGGAATACTTTCTTTAAAGAAGCCCAGACTTTCTCTTCTAGTTTACTTTTGAATGTTGGCATCAAATCTCTTTTTCCAATCGTCATCTATAGATCTAAGGATCCATAAGACTCTTGCGTTCATAATGAATTCATCATCATTACCATATAAATTCCTTACGATATTGAACATCTCTTGTTCTGACTGGCAACCAGCAAGCATAACCTTTGCCTTCTTCTCACCAATCTTTTCAATACCTTTTATGTTATCTGAAGTATCACCTTTAAGACATTGTTCGTAGAAAAGACGAAGACCCTCAAGTTCTGTTTGTTCAACAAATCTGTCAGGTCTTGTCCAACCTTTACCACTAATTTCCCAGGAGAAGTGAGAACCTGGTACTTGTAGTAAATCTTTATCTAATGTACAAATAATTGTTTCATTAGTTTGGTTAATTGCTAGAGCATCATCTGCTTCTAAACCATCAGGAGCATACTCTGCGTTTAACTTATCAAGACTATAGTTGCGTAAGGCTTCTAGATGTACAGGCTTAGGCTGAGTTCTATTAGCTTTGTATTCAGGATAAACTTGTTTCCTAAAATTAGTACTACCAGTTAGAAAAGCTCTATAGCTACTAGCCCCAGTCTTAGCGAGAATAGTATCTACGAGCTCATCTAATCGGTATATCGCAATACCTAGATCATCGTGTTCTGCCGAAGCAGCACATCTAAAACATACTAAGTCCTGATCAAGTAAGGCTTGCATTAAACAGGAATATCATCCTGCATAGAGATAATGCCTTCAACACCAGCTTGTTTACCAAAGACATAATCTTCAAGTTGTTTAGCTACTGATAAGACATTCTCTACTTTTACATCATTACCATTTGACTTAAGTAAATCAATGGCACTTGAGATTGAACTCTGACGAACAATGTAAACTTGTTTCTTAGCACGTTCTTCAGGAGTCTCATAGTTAGAACCAGTGACTCGTGTAGCAGAGGCTTGTGGCTTACCTGAATAAGCTTGTGGTGGAGTTGATGGTGCTGAACCTGCTTCACCAATACTTACCCACTGCCAATAACCTGCATCATCTTTAGTCATATTTACATTAACACTGTCTCCTTTTTGCCAATCCTTAGCTTGTTTAAACACTTCAGGATTAGAAAAAGACATTAACTTTTTAGATTGAGTTTGACCTTGCTCATTCTTATAAGTTACTTCCATAGACTGGTATGATCTACCATTCTTAGCAGCGTGTGTATTTGGTGCACCTACGTCAATTACTGTGATTTGCATATATTACTCCTTGTTATGATTTGCTGATACGATTTGCATATCGCCCCAATTGGGTCCAATTTGACACTCAACCCTCATAGGAAGGTTGAACTCTTTTCCAAATAACTTGTTAAAGTTAGCTGGCACATCATTAAAACATTTGTCAACAATGTTGACTATACTTATATTATCCCATACTTTTTGATCAAAGTCAAGTATTATTGAATCGTGTACAGTATTTACCATTTGGATAGCTTCCATACCTTTCAATCTATTTCTTAAACTGACTCGAGCAATCGACATGAGATCTGCTCCCAACCCTTGAACAGGATAGTTTAGTATCTTTGTTCTAGGATAATTCACTTTACCATTTCTTATTTCAGGTTCGTAGTAGTAGATTCGTCCAGTAGGCATAACAAGTTTTCTATCTCGCTTTGCTTCGAAG